TACCATTATTCGACTGCCAAGAGTGCATACCTCGAATTGGATTTTTAGAAAAACCTTCTTTACGAACAGACCAACCCCCAACAGGTCTAAGACTTCCATCAAGCCATCTTACAAGGCTTCCTTCTCTCCATCTTCCAGATTGTTCAATGTCAGTTCCGTTTCTGTAAAATCCCGCCGGTAAATCTAAGGGTAAAAGAGGCATTACTTATTTACTCCTAATTAGGTTGATCTGGCCAAACTACGTTTGTCGGAAAACCTGATTGTTCTGTTATATCTAAAAGTTGTTTTCTGTAATCAGTGTATTCTTGCTGTTTTGCTGAACTTAATTCACCCCAACGAAGTGCATTACCGGCAATTGGGTCAACAACAGTTTGTAACAAGTTGTCGCGTTGCTCCCTTACATCTGCTTCTGTGATAGGAGCATCAGAAAAAGTTTTAGAATTTGCATCATACAATTTTCCGTTAACGTCATAATTTATATTGCTTGGTAGTGGGATCATGTTTGCATGAGCAACAAATTTAGTACCATTAGATAATATTAAATTGTAAACAATATTATTTTCATCTATTTCGAAATATTTGTGAGTAGAATTAAAATCTAACATTATGCAATAACCCCCCAATTTCCGGTAAATGAAAATGTATTTCCTATAGAGGCTACACCAACACTAAATTGACCACTTCCATTTGTGGTTCCAATATGTTGGGCTGTTTTTACATACATAATATTTGTTCTAATAACGGCTATAAATCCTGCATTTGGATATCCAGTGCTTACAGTTGTGCTTGAAAATGTTCCATTAGCAGATTTTGACCAACTTCCTGTCGCTGCAAAACCACTGCCTAAATTCGTAGAAACGTCAGTTGAGGTAATCCCCGTAACGTGTCCATTTGCATCAAGCGTAATATCTTGAATATAAGTTGAACCTGAATTATCTACTGAAGGCTGACTACTTGTATTTCCGTGACCACTTGCTTGCATAAATGCAGCAATATCAGATAGTGAAACTTGTTTCATTACCCCGTTGTCATTAAAAACAATACTATCAGTTCCTTCAACAGTTGTTGCAATTGCATTTGTATTCCCGTCTAAAATATTAAGTTCGTTTCCAGTTATGGTAATTGTAGAGCCGCCAACTTTCCAAGCCCCTTGCTCAAGGTCTGGAGATATTGTGCCAGAAGCCCCGTTTACGCCGTTCGTAATTGTATCAAGACTATTATTAATAAGGGTTCCCCAAGTATTAGCACTACCTCCCACGGTCGGCTTTACAATTGTTATTGCCATATTTTATCCTTTCTTTACAATAAGTTGTACAATTTTTTTAATATAATGTTTTTTAATGTTATTATAACTTAACATATTATCATACTTCCGTCCATGTTTGTCCAGAGGATGCGCCAGACGCTTCTGGCCATGTTTCATTAGATGGGACATCTAAAGATTCAATCCATGTTTCGCTAGAAACGTCTGTGACTTCTAGCCACAATTCAACAGGCAAATTTATTTCAGTGTAATCCTCAATTGGTACAAGCTCTTCGATAAAAGGAAACCTGATATTTCCTAGTACAACAGAAACACTTAAATCGCTTGAAATTAAATTGTGAGTTTGAGTTATAACTGGATTACCTACAGCACTACTTATTGTAAGATTGTTAGATGTAAAATTTTGAGTTTGATTTAGAATACCAGTTATTGTTAGGTTTGTGTTTGAGGTAATATTTGCGTTGGTAAAATTATGAGTTTGCGTTAATGTTTGCGAAGTAAAATTAGGATTGACGGTAATATCATTAATAAAAATACTCGAAACGTCTGGGAAAAGTTGAGAATTATTAGTAACGGTATTTATTGTTAAATTTGATAAACTAATAGAAGTTAGTGAACTACCAACGCCGGAAATTGCCGCGCCTGCTATTGGCGATAACCCTAACATTATCTATAAT